ATGTCCGGGGGAATTGATCCGGGTGGCATCTTCTGGGGTGGAATTGCCGGATTGTTTAATTCATAGACCTGGTTGGGTTGGTTCCCGAATTTCTTTAATTGTTTAATTGTTTCTTTTTCCCGTTTGTCCACGAAGACACCCCCCGACAGTATCTGGGTGACATAGTCTCTTACTTGAGACTTTGCTTTATTTACATCATCTTGTATGTCGAGAAGGAGGTCGACTAAAGACGTTTGCTCATTTACCTGGACATTGTAGTTATAGCTCCACACGGGAAAACAATCGAAGTTAGCAGTAGGCTGATCTGCATCCTCATCTTTAACAACCAAATTTTTAAAATAAGGAATGATCGTTGTAACATGAATTTTATCCTGGTTAAACTCCTGCAGCATCTGCAGTCCTGGATTTTCTTTTTTCAGTTTTGCCATTTCACTGCGAGGAACAATAGTATAATCTACACCATCAAACAGTTTAACCATTTTTGTTGTTACCCGTTCCTGCATTTCCAGGATACGGTAACGGTCATTAATTTTATCATAATTCTCTAAATTAGCTGAATAAACCTTATCGGTCATTCTGCGGATAGTATCGGACAGTGCATTCCACCACCATTTACCACGCTCTACTTTTACATCATAGGGATCAATCGTATATTTTTCACTGATCACATCCATAGGTTCCCAGCCTTCTTTAACGATCCAGCGGCAATGTTTTAACTCATAATCATTTCCTCTGGTTTCTGGATCTATATAGACCCTGAAATTATTTAATACTTCATACTCATAATCTAAATATCCATCATCACCCATTACCCAGGATCTTTGTATCCAGCCGCCTAATTTTGTCGTTAATGCATCAATAAATGCAGTTTGCAGTTTATCTTCCAGATCCTGCTCATCATTAATCGCATTCCATCTTTTCTGGATCACATCTGCAGTATTCACACTTTCTACGGTAATTGGTTTAAACCGTGCCCGTCTTCTGTTGAGCTGTTCATTACCGACCAAGGTAGAAATAATCGGTGCAATAATATTATACTTTAAAGTTGGTTTTTTATATTTTTTGGCATTGGTCTTTTCATCCGCTGTCCAGGTATCATTGTTTAAATACCGCACTGCTTTCTCGGATTCTTCCCTGGCATTCTCAAATGAGTCACGGGAAAACTTCCAGCTTTTTAATACTTTATCTGCCTGTTTGGATAATACACCAGAGGCATACTGAGAACCTGATGGCTGTGTCTTGCTGTATTCAGCCATTATGCTGATTTCCAGTTAGTAGAACCGCCACCTATAGGAGCTGATTTAAGCACTCTATATCTCCATCCTTTTTTCCTTATTTCTGCAGTAACCAAATTAGGAAGAACCTTCAGGCATCATAATGGTGATCTGGTGCGTGCGTATCGATATCTTCAGGATCATTTTCTGCTGATGGTAAGTTAGGAAATGTTTCAATACTTTGGCTACAATTTTCTGTAAACCTCATTCTAGGCACTCCTTCATCGGGCACAGATAATGCTTCATAGACAATCTTTGCTCCTGATTTACGATCATTATTTGCCTTGGAAAGATAGATTTCTTCATCACTGTAAAAATCTGCAGGACTATAAAGTGCCCCTTCTTTCTCCGAATGTTTTGTCCAATATGCTGGATCTGCGATATCATCATCAAAGTCTGTCGGTTTTAATTTATATTTATCCCAGGTGTACTTATTAACAAACTGTGCCTGCTTTGATGCAGACAGTCCAGTCTCGGTAATTTCATCAAATATTATCATATTCATGTCACGGTCTACCGCAGCGAACAAACACACAAAAGGAGCTTTTGTGCCATAGTCATAGAACCGATACAGGGCATGATTGCCTTTTTTAAAGTGAACTCCATACTGAAAATCTGACTGAGGGATTACATGGTGCATCGGGTTCCAGTTATCAAAGAAGGTTCCAGCAAAAACATCCCAGCGACCTTCCAGCCACATAGCTCTTAGAATAGGATTCAGGTTTTTTAGTTTCCTGACATAAGCTGGATCGTTATGAAGTAAGGTAGGATTATCGAAAACAGTCGCTGGGATAAATTGCCAGGAAATGCCCTCTTCATCCACATACGCATCTCCTGACTTGTTTTTTTGATAGTATACATCAAACTCATCATTATACACAGGTTTCCCTATTGTAGTTGGTGGGCATACATCAATAAATTTTTTCTTGAGCCAGATATGTCCAATATTGCCTGGGTTGGATGTCAGGCATATCTGTGGTTTTAATTCTTGGTTATCTGTACGGGCTGAAGTGCTTAATTCTTCGACCCAGTCCTCTGGGAACTGGTTGGCTTCATCGATGCCGATAAAATTATAGTTACCCCCGATGTAGTTATCTAGTGCCCGTCTGTCCTGACAGTGTACGAGATAGACTTTGGCTCCGCTGGGAAATAAATAACACTTGCTTCTTTCCTGCCATCTAGCCCCGTACAGTCGGTATAGCTTATCACATTCAGGTTTAAGGTTTCTTTCAAGCTGTGGGTATGTCCTTCTGATGAGTAATGCGATATAATCAGGGTAGTCAATTGATATTCTTTCAACTTTAACCTGACAGGTTTTACCCTCCTTTTTAAGATGATCCGCTTGCTCTTTCGTAATTTTTTTCCTGTTACGCTCATAATACCATTTCCTTGGGGTTAGTGCTGCTTTCCAGGATAACATCAAAGATTTGCCACCTCCTCTGGCTCCTCCATAGAATATCCAGCTGGATGAACTCTTTAAAAATTCAGTCTGTTTTCCTTTGTGTGGTTTAAACGCTACCTCAGAAGGGGAGGTCATCATCTTTCGTTTTTATTTTATCCTGTTCCTCTTGTTGTTCTCTTTTAGTATCTTTATGTGCAAATCCAGCTCCCAGCTGATGATTCTCAACTTCTTTATCTCTTGCCTCTGGATCTGTCAGCTGCAGCGATAAATAATTTTTACCTGCATCTGATGTTTTTTCCCAGCCAGCTATTCTATATGATTTGCCTTCTACATTTAATTTTCCAGTTAAGTCAGGCTTATTATCGCCCTGCTCTTTATAATCATTTGTAAACAATGCTCCTCTATTGGTGTCATCGTATTTAGAATCCATGATCCATACCCTCGCTATTCTTGTCTATATATACTCTACTATTTGGTTTATTTTTTTTATCATTTTTTTCCCAGGTTCGCACTGCTGCTTTCCAATCTACCATCGGTACCTTGCCTATTTTCCAGCCATTGGATTCATAATGATTCAAAAACTGCTGTGCATCCACTTCATTTTTTCGTTCCTTGCAATATTCTTTCACCTGCTCTAATGATGGTCTGGTTAATTTACGCCTGGAATAGGGTTGTTTAACAACTTTCTTTTTTTCTCCAGGTTCTGACTGAACAATAAAATCACCCTTCTCATTTTCTTTCACCAGCCCAAACCGTTCAAGTGACTTGATAATACTATTATGAAAATTATTATTCGGATGCAATACTTCACCATGATGAAAGTCAACATACTTTGTAAGATACCATTTATCACTGCCCAAATCTAT